AGCATGGGCTGTGGGTGGTACAGGTGTTAATGACGCTTCTGGAGGAGGAAGTGCTAAGGATTGGGCAACAGATACAACTAATACAGTCGATAATACGGAATATAGTGCTAAAGAATATGCGATAGGTACACAATCAGGTAACTCTAATGGTTCAGCTAAACAATGGGCATTAGGTGGTGGTGCTGGATTTACACCTTCAACAGCAGTTTCAGGTGGTTTATATTCAGCAAAATATTGGGCAGACCAAGCAGCAAGTAGTGTAGCTAACTTTGATGAAAAATATTATGGAAATTATGCTAATGATGCGGCTGCAGAGAATGCACATGAAGCAGCAGGGAAAACAGTAACTGTCGGTGACTTATATTATAATACAACACTTAATGCAGTACGTTATTGTCAGGTAGCACCATCAGGTTCAGGAGCACCTGTAGGTACATGGCAATCAATAGCACAACAAGATTTATCAGGCTATGCAACTGCTGGATTTGCAGTGGCTATGGCAATAGCATTATAGGAGAATATAATGGCACAAGATTTTAAAAGATATTTAGAAAGAAATATAGGAACAGCAGCAGTTGATATTCCTGATGGAACTAACTTTGATAGTAATGATACTATAATAGGTATTAACCTTGCAAATGTAACAAGTAATACAATTAATGCAAGTGTATATATTGCTAACGGAGGAAGTAATTATTATTTAATTAAGAATGCACCGATTCCAGGTGGATCGGCATTACAGGTTATGGATGGTGGTGCTAAAGTTGTTGTTCAGAGTGGTGATAGATTGTATGTACAATCAGACACTGCAACATCATTAGACGCAGTAGTATCAGTCGTAGATGCAATTAGTGCATAGGAGAAGTAAATGCCATATATAGGAAATCGAGCAGCTGTCGCATTTAATAGTATTACTAAGCAAGACCTTACAGGGGCTACTGGTGGTACATTAACTTTAACTAATGCAGTTGCAAATGAAAATGAAATAGCATTATATATTAATAATGTTAGACAAGAGCCTGCAACTTCTTATACAGCAAGCGGAACTACTGTAACATTACAAGGTTATACTGTAGCTGCTACTGATGATATATATGTAGTATATTTAGGTAAAGGTCAACAAACAACAGTAACACCAGATGGTTCAGTAACTAGTGCTAAATTTGGTACTGGTGCTGCACATGGTCTTGGAATATTTAAGGGTGATGCTGCAAGTGATTTAGGTGCTATTATAAGAGTACATGAAAATGAATTAAACACAAGTGTAACTATTGATGCTAATACTAATGGTGTAGCATGCGGTCCACTAACAATAGCTAGTGGTGTTACATTAACAGTAGCAAGCGGAGGGGCATTGTCAATAGTATGAGTATATTAAGAACAAATCAAATACAAGATACAGGAACTAATGTCGCAGCAAATATTAGTGGTGGTGTTGTTACCTTTGCTCAACCACCAATAGGTGCATTTATTTCTGTAGCAGATCAATGGAGATTAACTGGCTCTACAAATCAAGGTACAAATGCAGACGTTACTTCAAATTGGGCAAGAGTTAATAATTCTGGTTGGAGTAGTATTGGAACTGGACTAACTGAAAATTCAGGTATTTTTAGTTTTGCATCAACTGGAATATATTTAATTATGCTTCAAGCAGAATTTTTTATGGCAGCTGCTGATGATTCAGCTGCATTACAACTTCAAATCACCTTAAATAATTCAAGTTATGAAACAGTTATGCAAACAAATTCAGGAGGAAGACCATCGGGAGGTGGAAATACTAATCAAGGTGGTGCAGGTTTCTTTTTGTTTAATGTAACAGATATAACAACTCATAAGTTCAAGTTTTTAACAGGTAGTATGGGTACAAACACTAAGCTACAAGGAAGCACTACTATATCAAAAACTGGTTTTATAGTTATGAGATTAGGAGCGTAACATGAGTGAATTAAGATCAAATAGAATTACAGATGTTGCTGGAACGGCATCTCCTATAATTCCTGGAGCAGTATTGCAAATTGTAAGTGTATCAACTACAGAACAAACTACACATGACCAAACTTCTGTAAAAGATATTACTGGATTAACTTTAAATATAACACCTAAATCAACATCTTCAGAAATATTAATAACTGTAAGCATTGGTTCATGTGGCAGAGATGGCAATGGTGATTTAATATTTTATATAGCAAGAGATGGGACAGCTGTAAATATTGGAACTGGAGGAACATATAATTCTAATTTTGTAATAAGAGCATCTTCTGAAGTAAGTGGAGGAATGAGTTATACATTTAAAGATATTCCTAATACTACAAATCAAGTAAATTACAAAGTGCAAATTCAACAATCTGGAAGTGGCAATTTAAAAGTTAATGGTAGACAGTCAGATTCTGTTTTTAAAACTACAAGCACTATTACAGCTATGGAAATAGGAGTATAATATGAGTACATTAAAAGTCGGTGCTATACAAAGCACAACAGGTAATGCTGCTATGACTGTTAGTAATGGTGGTGATGTAACTTTTGCTAATCGTTATCCTAAAGTTGCTTTGATTGCTGATGTCAAATCAGATGGTACAGATGGTGGCACATTTTCTTTAGGTGCTTGGCGAGACAGAGATTTAAATACTGAGATTTATGACCCTGATAATATAGTTACTATATCATCAAATCAGTTTACGATTGGAAGTGGTACATACATTATTGAGTGGGATTGTGCTTTCTTTGATGTAAGTATGAACCAAACAAGACTTTATGATGTTACTGGTGGTGCTTCTTTACAATCAGGACTTTCTATGTATGGTAATCCACCTGACAATGGTTATGGTATAGCATCAGGTTCTGCACAAGTAACTATCACATCAAACAATACATACAAAATACAACATAGGTGTCTTGCTACAAAAGCAAATACAGGTTTTGGTCTTAGTTCAGGCTTTGGCGAAGATGAGCAGTTTGTTCGTGTAAAAATTACTAAGTTAAAATAGGAGGTTAGCATGCCAAAAAGTCAAATATTAAATGCTAGTGTAACTGATAGTACACTAACAACAACTAAGCTAGCGACCCCTAACTTAGGTAGACGTAACATTGTAATAAATGGTGCAATGCAAATAGCACAGAGGGGAACGAGCTTTGCAGGTTTTAGTGATAGTGGGTATCAATTAGATAGATTTAAAACTGGTATAGGCGATACTACAGCACGATTTACTGTTACTCAAGCAACAGCAGGATTAAACGGATTTGCTAATTCTTTTAAATATGATTGTACTACAGCAGAAGCAAGTTTGGCAAATGGAAATGCTAGAGTATTTTTTCATACAAGACTCGAAGGTCAAAATTTACAGCAACTAAAAAAAGGTACAAGTGATGCAGAAAAAGTAACTGTATCATTTTATGTAAAATCAAATAAAACTGGAACATATACCTTTGAATTAAACGACAATAATAATGCAAGAAGCAATTCTCAAACGTATACGATAAGTGCATCAAATACTTGGGAACATAAAATTATTACATTTGATGGTGACACAACAGGTGCTTTTTTTGATGACAATAATAATTCTTTATTTCTTTATTGGCATTTAATTGCAGGTGCTAATTATAAGAGTGGTACATTTAACACATCTTGGGCGAGTACTGTGCATGCTAATCGTGTAAGTAGTAGCCAAGTTAATATTGGCGATAGTACTAATAACACTTGGGAGATAACAGGCATACAGATGGAAGTAGGCTCACAAGCCACACCATTTGAGCATAGGTCATATGGGGAAGAACTAGCTTTGTGTCAGAGGTATTATTACAAATCAATGGATGGTAGTCCTGCTGATAATATTCCAAACACCGATAATACTAGTAGTAATGGTACATCTGGTATTACTATGTATAGTGCAACATCAGGCAGAACGCAGTATTTTCAACACCCAGTTCAAATGAGAGCAGACCCAACAGTTACTGTCTATTCATCACAAAGAGCAAATACATCAGGAAGATGGGGTTTATTTAATCATTCAGCTTGGGTTGCTACAGCTACAAGCACACCAACTGTGGATGTTGGCAGAATTACATTTTCAATTACACATGGTTCAAGTTTAACAGCAGGAAATACCTACCTATTAGCTGGTGGATTTGATGCAGATGCAGAGTTATAGAGGTTAATATGAATATTACAAATGCACAATATTATCTTAATGATGATGGAAATAATCAAGGGATAAAGGCTACCATAGATGGTAAACTGTTATATGTACCACTAAAAACTGACAACAGACACTACCAAGAAATTCAAAAATGGGTAGCTGAAGGCAACACAATACAGGAGGCAGAGTAATGCCATATATAGGAAAAGAACCCTTACATGGGGAGTATATAAAGCTAGATCCAATAACAGCTAGTGCTACTGCTACCTATAACTTATTAAGAAGTGGTGCAGCATTTAGTCCTGGAACTGCCGAGCAGTGTATTGTAAGTCTTAACGGAGTAACACAAGCTCCTGGAGATGCTTATACTATAAGTGGTAGTACAATAACATTTAGTGAGGCACTGACAAGTAGCGATGTTATTAACTATATACTAGTCATGGGTAACAATCTAGACACAGGTACACCTTCTGCTGGGTCAGTCCAAGCAGCACAGTTATCTAATACGTTGTTTAGAGACCCATTAAGAATTAACGATGATAGTATTGACACTGATATAACTATAGCTAGTACAGAAAGAGCTATGGTAGCTGGAGATATCTCCGTTGCTAATGGTGTAACACTAACAGTAAATGGAGTTTTAACAGTAGTATGAGTAAAATATTCGTAGACACAATAGAACCTAAAACTAGTGATGGTGTAATCAATGCCAAAGGTATGATTATACAAGTAGTATCTCATAGAAATTCTGGAGTTAATAGTACTACTTCATCTACTTTTGTTGCTACAGATTCAGCAGTAACAATTACACCAACTTCAACAAACAGTAAAATACTTATTCAGACAAATGCACCATTATATGGAAATAATAATAATACCCATACTTATACAACAATCTATAGAGATAATGTAAATTTAGCTGGTGGAACAACAGAGCTTCAATTATTTGCTACAGGGTCTGATGCTATGGGAAGATGGAGTAATGGTTCAATGCAGTTTTTAGATTCTCCTAATACAACGTCAGCAGTTACATATACAGTTTATTTTAGAAACTCTACTAGTGGTACATCTCATTATGATGCAAATGGTGGAATGGCAATTATTACAGCTATGGAAATAGGGGGTTAGTATGAGTGGAATAATAGAAACAACTAATATACAAACTGAAAATATAAAGCATACTAACGGAACAACTGCTGCAACTGTCGGTAGTAGTGGTGAGTTAACTGTTAATGGTGCTTTTACATCTCAGGGTATAGATGATAATGCGAATGCTACTGCTGTAACTATAGATAGTTCAGAGAATGTTTTATTTTCTACCACAGGAACACCAGACTCAGTTGTTGGTTCAAGTGGGGTGGGCATGGCTTATGAAGCTAATGGTTTTTTAGGCATTGCGAGGGAAGGAACTCCTCTAATTATTAATAGAAGAAGCTCAAATGGTGAAATTATAAGTTTTAAAAAAGATGGCAGTGTTGTAGGAGCTTTAGGTACTTCTAGTGATACATTTGGTATTCATGGTTCAGGAAGTGGAAATAATGCATCTGGATTTCTTTTTGTGCAAAGTTCTGGAACGCAACGTATTATTCCTTGTCAAGAAAACTTTACATCTAATGATAATGTGGTTGATTTAGGTCATACTTCAAATAGATTTGATGACATATACGCAACTAATGGCACAATCCAAACATCAGACCAACAAGAAAAAAATACCATAGAGGATAGTGATTTAGGTTTAGACTTTGTAAAAAGATTGTCACCTAAGTCTTACATCTTTAATGGAAAGACAAGAACACACTATGGTTTAATTGCACAAGATGTAGAGACTGTACTTGGAGATATAAACAAACCTACAAGTGAATTTGCTGGGTTTATCAAAGATGACATATCAGAAGAACAAGATGGTTCTCAGTATAGGTATGGCTTGAGATACACAGAATTTGTTGCACCATTAATTAAAGCAATAAAAGAACAGCAAACAATCATTGAAGATTTACAAGCTAGAATTACAGCACTGGAGAATGCAGAATGACAAGTATAATTAAAGTAAATAATATACAGAATAGCTCTGGTACTGCTGCTGTTTCTATCGATGGAAGTAGTAATGTTACATTTCCTCAGAATGCTACTATAACTGGTAATACAACTTTTAATGGTACTGTTACTGGAAGTAGTATGGATTTATTATTATCACATGAAAATAATAGTAGTTCACCTGACCCTTCCCCAGCTTACTATGATATTTCATCTACTTACATAAATTCAACATATGATAATTATTATCTAGTGGGTTACTTTGAAGGCAATGCTGACACTAGATATTTGCAATGTCAAGTTTTTGTTGGTGGCACACTTCAAACTGGCAGTTCTTATTATGGAGAAAATAGAAAATCTATGGATTATACTAATGTTCAAGCTAATAATAATCAATCTGCAGAATTATTTACAGCTCAAAATGAAGGTATGGGTGGAGAAGATGGAGAAGGTTGTCATGTAAGTATGGTATTTCAAAATGCAAATTATACTCAAGCTCCTTTTTCTGTAAATGGAATTTCTACTTATCACAATGTTAATGCTGCTCATCAATCAAGTGTTTTTAGTGGGTCTGTTAAAGTCTCTAAAAGAGCTGAGGTTGTTAATGGCATAAGATTAAAAATGCACAGTGGCGACTTAACTAATTTTAAATTTAGATTTTATGGGTTAAAAGATTAATATGGCAAATAAAAATAAACTAGTAGATGGTGTAGTAGTTCCCCTAACCGATGAAGAACAAGCAGAGTATGATGCTAATAATACTGCATGGAATAATGATGCACCTAATAGAAGAATGACAGAGCTAAGAAGACAAAGAAATGTATTATTGGCTGAAACAGATTACATGGCACTATCAGATGTAACTATGTCTGATGCTTGGACAACATACAGACAAGCTCTAAGAGATATTACAACACAAACACCTAGTGATGATGCCTTGAGTAATATTACATTTCCAACTAAACCTACGGAGTAGAGCATGGCACTTACAAAATTAAACTTTGGTGGTAATCAACAAGCACTTGTAGCTTCCGATATTCCTGTCCTTACAAACACACAGTTACCTACTATTAATTCTAGTAAAATGCCTACTGGTAGTGTGTTGCAAGTCATAAGTGATACTCCAACTAGTTCTTTTTCTACTACATCTAATAATTTTAACTTTATCATATCTAAAGCAATAACACCATCATCAACTAGTAGTAAAATATTAATAATGGCAGTTATTCATGGTTCTGCTCAATCAAATAATGTAGAAATGCAACTAGCTATACATAGAGGTGGTACTGCTTTAACTGGTAGATTTAATAACTACGCTGCTTCGGCTGGTTGGATAGCACAAGCGATACCTTGTATTGAAGTAGATAGTCCTGCAACAACAAGTGAAGTTACTTATAGTATTAGAGGCAGGGTCGGAGCTGGTTCAGGAACAATATCATCAAATAATCCTTGCACAATTACACTTATGGAGATTGCTGGGTAATGAAACAAAAAATAGAAATGACACCTGAGCTTAAAGTTCAGATGGATCTACTGGCACATGAAAAAGAATGTGCAATTAGATATGAAGCAGTAAATGAACGATTAAGAAACTTAGATAAGCGTATGTGGAGACTAGAGGCTATGTCTATGGCAAGCACATTCGGTGTTATTGCATTAGTCGTAGCAATAGTAATGAAGTAATGGAATTAGTTTTTGCACTTATAACTTATCTAGGAGCAGTTAGGATCGATCAATCTTACTTTAAAAACATAAATGATTGTTTATATTTTGCAAAACGAATTAATAGTAACGTAACAATACAGCAAAGTACACCGAGGAAATACACAGCTGTTTGTGAACCAAGGAAGGTAAATAATAAAACAAAGGTGTACTAATGGTAGATCCAGTAACAATAACAGCCGCTTTAGGAGTGGCTAACTCAGCATTTAATGCAATTAAACAAGGGTTCTCTGTAGGTAGAGATATAGAACAAATGTCAGGTGATATTGGCAGATGGATGGGAGCAGTAAGTGATGTTGATAATGCTGAAAAACAAGCTAAAAACCCACCTTTGTTTGGTAAACTTTTTAAAGCAGGTTCTATTGAAGAAGCAGCATTGTCTGCTTATGCAGCCAAGAAGAAGCTTGAGGAACAAAGGTATGAACTCAAGATTTTTTTAAATATGACCTATGGACCTCAAGCATACGATGATTTGCTAAAGATGGAAGGTCAAATAAGAAAACAAAGGCAAGAAACTGTTTATAAACGTCAACAGCTTAGACGACAAATAGGTGAAGCAATAGCGTGGATTACGGTTGTAGTCATTATAGGTGGCTTTGCAATCTTAGTAGCTAGTATTTGGTCTAAGAAAGCTAGAGCTTATGAGTATAAATCAAAGTCATATACTAAACAACAGCTATTAAATCAAGGTATTGTTGATAAGAAGAAATATACAA